TGAACAGTGATGCGGCATTCCACTGCCAGTACCATCAGGTTCGTCTTTGACCATAGCTGCCGCAGCATGTTGAGCATTACCCCTGTACCCGGGCTGTCTGCGGCCTCCACAAAGATGCAGGTTTTCTGGTGATCGCCGTTTCCTTCTGTGCTGAGTAGCTGCGTCCGGAAACGTACTACGTTATCGTCGCGGGTCACGACCGACACGGGTTTGCGGAAAACTTCTGTGATCACATAACCTGGCGCTGTGTCATCTCCGATCACCAGGTAGGGGGAGGAAAAATTCTGGATGCCCTCTGCTACCTTTGCCAATCCAGCCGGTGTAAAATCATTAAAAAACGGCCCCTTGACGGTGCCGTCTTCGTACTCAAAGTACCATTCGGATTTTAATTTTACTCTGTCATCCATTCGATACCACCACCAATCCGCATATTGCGTCTTCGTCCCCGCAGATAAAAGGCAAAGTCCGAGTAGTAGCAGTCAATTCATCGCTCAATTCTAAAGTCTCTTCGCCGTAGATATATTTCTGGACGTTCTTTGCCGGCTCGATATGACGTCTTTTTTGCTGGGCGGATACTAAGGCCTGCAAAAAGTCTGCTATTCCAAAAAGTCTGCCGCCGTACTCCACCCGGAATGTCCAAAGTTTTGAAGTGAGGGGGGATGTAGTCACGCGCTGTATCAAATATTCTCCCTGTATGCCGCGATCTGGAAGGTTAATTTCCACAATTTGGCCGGGTTGCCAATATTGCTGTAATACTGCATTTCCCCAAAGCATGAATATCCCCTCAATTCTACCTCAAGGTGCCGCATAATAATCCTAAGACGTCTTAACTAATACTCTATACCAAGTATCCTAGCAACTTCTCTCTTATACATCATAGGTATAAAATCTATGGTTAACCTCCCAGTTTCTACTGCTATGACATACATATTTAAAAACATTTCATTCATTATTTTCCCTCCTTTAGGTTTTCAATTTCAGATTTTAACATATCAACTTCACTCATTAACATACTTACCATTAATGCTAACATCCCAGCATCTTCTTCAATTTCAACTTCTAAATCTCTAGGTTCTTCTCTCTCAGGGATTTCCTCAATTCTATATTTCTTAATTACTTTATCTTCTAATATCTCATATCCATCATTAGCTAGATATTGAGTTTCTTCATCGTAATCTGGTTTAATATCTTCTAAAGGTAACCAACCTTCATCTATTAGGAGTTCTTCATCTAGTAAATGATAACCGCTTACTGTTCTACCATCTTTTAATGTACCTACTTTTGGTAGATTGTATTGTTTTATTTCTCCGTTTATTATTTGAATCATTTTATAAGCCTCCTTTATTCAACATATTCCAACACAGGACGCCAACCGTAGTCCGCATTCGCAGTGGACGAAGTGCCGTGGCTCGAGTACGAGACACCATTTTGGCCACGGTACAGACGGCGGGTCGTATGTGTCGACATATCTTGACACCATGAATAAGAGCCATTCCCGTGGGTGTTGCGGGTCAACAAGTCATTATCATTATACATTCCTTGACTTCCATTCCCCAGATTATGTTCTAAAATCCCTATGTCGCTTTCGATGTTATTTAGATAATCCCAATTGCCACCTATGGCTTGTTCATGTATTTGGCACATTAATCTATTCCATTCTGAGTGATGATTTACAGCACCCGAACTTCCACTAGCAACTGTTTTTGGGTCATTTGATGGTTCTAATGCCCTCATTAACCTTACCTTGTATGTCAAGCCGCCTATGATGATTGTCTTATCTCCACTATCTCCATATACACACTTAGCAGTATTTATTGCATCCCAAGAAATCGAATGCCTTATAGGCTTTTTAGCTACGAATAGTATATCGCCTTTATATGCAAATTTAAGCCATCCTGCTGTGGAGTGTTGACTAGTGCCTTGAGATATTCCGCACTCACTTGCTAGGGCATCTCCAGTTATTAAAGCAGTAGCAGGTACTTCTCCAAAGAATCCTTCTTGCATAGTTCCTGCTATTAGAATATTACTTCCGGGACTACCACTGTTATCATCAATTTTTTTACCTCCACTACCCATCCTAACCCTATCAGCCAACATTAGAACTCACCCCCAAACATACCTAACCAAGTAGTGCCACCATTTACACTCATAAATGTTAATACATAGGTCTTGTTAGCAGTGCTCATATCTGGTATCTCTCCACCCTGCCATTTTACACTTGAAGGAAAGGTTAATGTTCTAACGGCACTACCCATATTTACTATCAAAGTAAACGAATGTGCTTGACCGTTTACTGCATTAGTTATTGAGTATGTCCTGTTTCCACTTGGTGTATGGACAAATACATTTCCTAGGCTTAAATTAATACTTCCACCACTTGCACTTACGGTAGTTAATTTCTCTCTGTAGTTTTCTAGTACACCATTTGAGATAGGCATTTGTTTTACATTATCAACATTACTTAATCCTACATCAGCCTTAGTAAGTGTTACAGTTCCCGTTTTACCTGCCACAGACTTAACTGCTTGTAAAGCATCTATTGCCTGTTTTGTACTTAGCTGATGATGTTCCCGCTTCAGCTTCTGCTTGTGTTGCCAATCCATAGTTTGATACACTACCCAATCCAACTTGTGACTTTGTAACGCTATGAGGGTTGTTTGTTAAGTTAGCGTGTGTATCTACTTTTGCTTGTGCGTCATTTTGTATGTCTGAAAAATGCTTTCCGTCAACCATATCTGCACTTTTTCCAGTTAGTGTTCCGGGTATGTTTGGTAGAGGAACAAATCCTCCGCTGTCCAACTTCAATACGTTGTTAGGTCCGTTACCTGCATGAGCACCATCCAATAAATCCGCATCTAATCCACTGCCATCGCCATCCACTGTCTTTACTTTCGCTAATACGTCTGCGGCAGTATAAGCACTTGCGTCAAGTTTATTGTTCCATATTGTTCGTTCAGTAGAGGTAATATGCTTCGTATCATCAGCCAAATGCGTATTTAACGCTTTCGGTGTTAATGCTGTCGTTTCGGAATTATCAACTGTTGTCTGCAACTGTACGTGACCACTGGCAGATGTTGATGCGGCCTTGGACGAATGCGTAGAAAGGCCATCCGCATTTTCTTTTAGTTTCCCATCTATGGTGTCCATGTTTTCATTAATCACTTTTATATCAGCGGTTTCGTCATACCCGGGCTTGATCAAGTTATAATTAGCTGTATACTCAGGCATCATCTCACCTCTATCCATGTTTTAGTTCTCAAATCGCCCCACGATATTCTCTTTTTTACATACTCCGTTTCAAAACTGCCTTTCACCCTGGGATTAGCATGTTCCCGCAGGTCTGCCATGCCCGCCGCCTCTGCCGCGGCTATGCTAGTCAGGCTGTCGTCGCTGATTACATGCTCGTAGATACCATCGCCGCCTTGCACCTTGGCTATGGCTGCCTGGGACGCATAATCTTCGACCATCGTGATGACGGGGATGTCCTGTCGGGCAGTCAGGGACATAGTGATGCCCGCAACCGGTGTGGGAGTGTGGGAGGAGCACCTGATATATTTCTCGGTGAATGACATCATGTAGTCAAAGTCTGCTTCGTCGTGCAGGTTTTCCACCCCAACAGTCATAGGAACCTCGCCCACAGTTAGACTGACCTCATGCGGCGGCCAGGGCAAGACCCAGATACGGGCTACACCGTCAGCTTTCCACCGCACTACCTGTGGATCGGAAAGCATTGTTCCACCGCGGACATAGACGCGGTTGCGGAGGCCCTGTGTGTCGATGGTGTGTTTACCGAAGCGGAATTGACCACCAGGGCGCAAAACCATCGGTGCAGGGCTGGCTAATTCCTCGGCGCTGAAGAAATGCAAATCCTTGTAATAATCGGGCTGCCAATGCCAGCCCACATAATCACAGAGCCAACGAAAACATTCAGATGGTCTTTTATATTCGAACTCTGCGCCTGTACTTTCTACGACCGGCGCACCAGACCGGACGCCGTTGGTAGTGAAGCCAGGACAGTATTTGGCAACAATGTCCAGAAATATATCGCTAGCGCTCATGTTTTCGTATGCTTCGACGACTAGCCGGCGGTCAAGAAGGGCGGTGTAGTCGTCGCAGTCGACGGCCCAAACTTTGAGGTCCTTGTCCACCAGATCCACCTTGACGATGATGCCAGCAAACAGCCGCCCGAGGGCGTCGTCCTCGATTATGACCTCTTCTCCTTCGACAGGTTGCACTCCCGAAACATGGAAAGAGCAGGTGTCGATCTGATATGTCAACGCCTGCTCTATGGTCAGGTTATCATTTGCCGGGGGCCAGTAGTCAACTCCGGCTATATATAAGTGTCGTGCCATTAGAACCTCACCCCCAGCCGGTGTAACTCGCGCATCAGATCTTCAGCCTGTTCCCGCGTGCTGCCGCCGGTGACCGTGACATGGAACACGTTGCCGCCGTAATTGTTACTCGTGCTATGGCTGTGAGAAATTGCCGGACCCAAGGCGGCCGGGGTAAGGGCGGCCATCCCGGCCATCGCCCGCGAGAAATCAGGCATCCGTAGCCCCCTGCGGATGCCGTCGGCAAGGCCTTTTACAAGGGCAGGCCCCCACTCATTCAAACGGCGTAGCGGCCCCACCTTGGCCGGCGAATGTGGCATGTAGGAGTCGACCATCGCGGCCATTTCTTCAAGGACACTCCGGAGCCGGTCCGCCCGGCTCTGAATGCCGGACGTGAAGTTGTCCATCAGATCCACGCCGTACTTCGTACCGGCTTCGGCAATGCTTTGGAACCGTTCCTCGATCCGCTTCATCTCCTCTTCAGCGTTCTTTCTGATCTCCGCGTTCTTCTTCTCCCACTCGGCCCGGTATAGTTCAAGCTGTTCATTGGCTGCCTGCCGTATTTCCATCAATTTTTGCTGCATTTCCACCCGCTGCTGTTGGAGTTGGTTAATAGCTTCGGCCCGTGCCTCCTCATTCTTCCTTCTCCAGAGGGTCACATATTCGGCCAACTGCTCGTCAGTCAGTGTGTTTAAAGCGGCGATCTCCGGCCCAGCCTTGGGGCCCATTTCCCGCAGTTCGGCAATAAGGCCTTCATCAACACCGCGGGCCGCAAGGGCTTGGATGTTCTCAGACCAATTTTCAAAAGCGGATACCTGGCCCCGTAGATTGGCCAAAAGGGTTTCTCCAGTTACATCCCGCCCGGCCACCTCATCAAACAGGCCTACGAAGTTGGATAGTGCCCGGGTGCGTTCCTCCACCGCCCGGTTATATTCATCAGTAGTACGCTGCTCCTCCTCGCGGACCTTGCGGTTTACCTCTTCAACCTTGCGCTGGTAATCCTCCAGCGCCGCCGCCAGGTCTTCGTTGTATTTCCGCTCCACCTTGTCGATCTCGGCCGCCAAGTCCCTAAACTCCTGGGCGTGGGCCTTCAGCGCCTGCGTGGTGTCGTGCAGCTGCTTTTCCAGGTCCGAAAGGACCTTTTGCTCTTCCAGCAGTTTCAGTTTAAGTTTTTGGGCCTCTTCCGAATTCTCGCCCTTCTGAACCTTCATCTGCTCGTAACCGGCACTGGTTGCCTCCACTATCTGCCTCTGGACTTCGATCTGAGCAGACAGGGAATCTATCTCGTTCCTCAGCTGCTGGGCCTTATTCCCGGTGATATCCAGCTGGTTGCCCTTGATCTCGAAGGCGGTCTTTACCTGGGCCAACCGCGTCTTAAGGCTCTCTGAGGTCGCTTCCCAGGCGGCCTGGAGCGTTTGAGCGGCCTTGGAACCAGCAGCCGCCACCTTGGACATGGTGTCGGAGACAGCCTCGCCAGCCGTTCCAAGCCCCAAAAGAGACGCAACGTCCAGTTTGTCCTTGATGCGGAAATCGCCAAAGCCAGCCGTGGCACCGGGAGTTGACCAACTGGAGAAGACCTCTCGCATCTCGCTGGCGGATGTCCGCAGAGAGGCGGCGGCCTCTTTCATCCTGGCTACCTGTATTTCGACTTCCTTGCCGGCCGCGTCACCTTCGGTCTTTATCGCGTCCCGGGCACGCTGGAAGGCCGATTCGAAGGCCGGGGCTACCTTGCCCAGCACTCCGACTAGGGGTTCTACGGCACCCATGATGCTCTGCAGGATGCGCAATACAATCTCTTTCAGCTTATTGAAAGCGGTCATAATAGACGCAACCGCTACTTGAAAGGCGCTTGATATTACAGCACCGGTTGTTTTCACCTTGTCCTGGATGCCGAACATATTGTCCGACCAGGCTTTATAAATCATATAAGCCAAGGCCGCTATCGCTGCGCCGACAGCCATAAACGGGAGTAGCGGAGCCATCGCCCCCCAAATAGCCGTCGCTAGGGCCACAAACGCGGGTATCAACGCAGCGGTTATTGCCCCGGCAATGGCGGCAATGGCCATCTCCGCGCGAGTAGAAAGCTGATCGAAAAGCCCCTGCAGGCCTTCCTCTCCGATGATCGCCTGCAAGCGTTCGAGGGCCTCAACAGCCGACTTGAGTTTGCCCTTGAAGTTAAAGGTCTCAATCAGATCGTCGCCGATCCGGGTGAGGATCATCGATACGTTGTCCTCGAAGTTCGACCAGATGCCCAGCAGGGAATCTGATTGCTTCTGCATCATATCGGGGAAGCGCTCGTTCATCCCCTCGATGATGGCATTGATGCCCTCCGCAGCGGATATGCCGCCCTTTGAGGCTTTGTCCATGGCTTCAGGGATGGAAACCCCGATCTTCTCAGCCAGTATATCCCAAACAGGAATGCCCAGCTCGGCCAACTGCATCATCTCTTCAGCAGTTACCTTACCTTTGGCCTGCATTTGGCCTAGTGCACGGACAACGCGCTCAATTTCAACCGCGCCGCCGCCAAGACCGGACACGGCGTTGCCGATGGCTTCCATCATGGGAATAATTTCCTGGGCGTGGAATCCAAAAGCCAGAAGTTGGCGTGCAGACTGCTGCAGGCCCTCGATTTCAAAGGGTGTCCTGGCAGCAAAGTCATAGAGCTCCCGCAGAAAGGCATCAGCCGCCTCGGCGCTGCCCAGCATGGTGGTAAAAGCAATCCGGCCCTGTTCCATCTGCCCGGCCATCTTTATAGCCTTAAGACCCAATGCTCCTGCAGCAGCACCTACTGCGGCAAGCGATGCAGCAAGGGCTTTCGAACTCGGTTCCGCTGCTTTCATCGCGGATTTTAGCCTGTCACCCAGGCCGGCTACTTGCGTTTTTGCCTGCTCCAGGCCGCGCTGCAGGCCGGACATATCTAGATTCAGTTTGACAAACAGGTTTCCAACTTCCACCTGAAATCACCCACTAGCTTGTAGTATGATAGAGCAAAAAACAGGGAGGCGAAGATAGAACTGCCCAACCCGTGGGCCACCAAAACCCAGGCCTGGCTAATCGAAAAACTCAGCCTCTAGTTACCACCTTGCGAACGCCTTTATAGCATCCTCCTTTGAATCTTTTTTAGGGGCTTTCTCGTCGCTGCTATTCAACAATGCGAATATAGAGTGTGGTCCCAAGCCTCTTAATAACACAGAAAACCGCCTCCAGCTCATATCTGGAAGCGCTTTCATTAAGTTAATCCCATATTCTCTTTGAAAATCGGCCTCGATATAGCACCAGTTTTCCAGTATGTCTATTCCTGTCCCCTCTCCCGAGGGGGCGTCGGGTTTCCCGGAACATATTGCTCCATCGCCCAGCTAATTAAATCAGCTAATTGGTCAACTGTTAAGCCCTTCTCACACCATTCTTCCACCTTACCCTTCCCAAACACGAACATTGATAGCTCCAGGATCTCACCAGGAGGCAGATCGTTTTTACCATACTCCTTCTCAAGCCGGGCCATTTCCAGAACCATCGTTGCGGGGAGGGACGGCGGCAAATGCTCAACCTTCCCGAATATCTTAAAGGATATGCCTTCCTTCTTCTGCTCCTTCCAAAAAGCATCAAAGTCTTTCACGGTAGCCAAGAATTATTCCTCCCTTTACGAGTTGCCCCGCCTGGTATTACGCAGTAGCAAAGTTGATTACGCTGTTTTCAGTCAAGGTCTGGCCATAAATGTCATGCACCCCGATAGTTGCAATAGCAATATAGGTGCTGGAAGCATCCAGGTTACTGGCCGGGTTGAAGGTAACGACCTTCTTGGCAGAGTCAATGCTCAAAGCACCGGCAACGGCGGTTCCATCATCCTTGGTGACCATAAAGTTGCCTGCGTGAACATCACTGGCCCGAAGTTCATTGTTGAAGGTCCAGGTGATGTTGGAGTCAACATCTACACCAGATCCTCCGTCAGCCGGGCTGGTTGTGACGGTCAAGGCGCCAGGAGCCGCTCCGGTAGTGATGCCAACCGCAGTTTCGTTGATGATTACGTCCTTAACCTTCTTGTTGTTGACCGTGCCAATGGCCTTCCCGCTCGCCGTGACCACCGCGTATTCCTCGCCCTGGAGTTCGTACTCCACGCTGGTCGCCTTGCATTTGTAAAGCACCACATGGATGTCCCCAGCGTCGGTGTAGTCGGCCTTGCCTACCAGCTTGAAGTATGACGGAACGTCATCGCTTTTCAATGTGTAGGTCTGGTTGTCCTCGCCTTGTGTTACTTCGCCGCCGATCATGACGGCCAGCGCATCGAGGGAAATCTTGGCATTTTCAAAACTCCACTCGATACTTTCCAGCTTCGAATAGGTGTCCAGCACCGCCTCGTCGCCCTTCAATACCTTCTCGATGAAGTTGGGTGACACCCGGAGTCGCCGGATACCCGGCACGTCCACCGGGGAATCATAGGTCAGCGTCTCGCTGGTGTCCGTCAGCAGTTCAAAAATTTTGGCATCGTTGATGCCTAGCACTTTGGTTTCGGTCGGTACAGTCATTGTAGATCACTCTCCTTTAGTCTCGGCCTGTCCAGGCCTGAATATTGAACACAAACAAGACGCGGTTACTCGCGTCTCGGTCAATTAAAGTGGGCGGTTGCATCGCCCGTGCTATCAGCTTGCGTCCGTTTGCTGTTATCAGCCGCTCCCCCGGCCGGTCCAGGAGCCTGTATATTTGCCAAATGCGGCTATAGGTTGCCGCGTAGCTTTTGCCCCGGACCGATATTTGCACCGTACGCCGCAGGTCGGGCAGTTCCGGCTCCGCAGGAAAGCCGCCGGTGTCATAGATGGTAATAACGTCATCCGGCTCATCGGGCCTGTCGGCAAGGAAGATGTCGGTGCCCATGGTTCCGATGCCATCACTCTGGAGCAGTAGCGCAATATCTCTAATCAGCACATCGGCATCACTCCTCCCGGTCCAGGGCTGCTTTGACTCTTTGCGCCGCCAGCCGCTCGACCTTTTTAGCGTTGCGCTTGAATGGGTCCTCAAGGTACTTTGCCTTCCCGCCCCGCGGGTGATTCAGGGTCAGGTCCTCGTGTTGTCGCCGCGCGTAAGGTGTGTTAAAACTGACATAGACAGTATTCTCCTGAGGTGCTTCGGTGACAGTGCCGGATCGCCGCAGGGTACCAGTATCAATGGGGGCTTCGTTGACTGCCTCCATCAAAATCGCCTCCGCGCCGTTTCTGATAGTTTGAAATGCTGTTTCG